GACAGGCATTTAGCTGATTTAAAAAATAACGATTGGGAGTATGTGTTTTCAGAGGAGAAGGCAACCAGGGCTTTCTCCTTTATTTCTGCACTCCGACACACTAAGGGAGAGTTTGCCGGGCAACGATTCAACATCCAACCTTTTCAAGAGTTTTTTATCAAGGTATTATTTGGATGGCAAAAAAAGACTGGTGGCAGACGATTCCGCAAGGCTTACCTTGAAATAGCAAGGAAAAACGGCAAAACGGAGTTAGCAGCTGCGATTGCCGTTTACTGTTTCTTGTTGGACAATGAAACGGGAGCGGAGGTGTACACTGCTGCAACTACTCGTGACCAGGCAAGGATAGCTTTTGATACGGCTAAAGTATTTTTAAAAAATTTAAAGAATGATTCTAAGACATTTAACAAGTTGGTTAATGTTTTAAAGTATAATTGTAATGTACCTACCACAAATACAAAGTTTGAATCGGTTAGTGCCGATGCTGATACCTTAGATGGTCTTAACCCACATTGTGCTATTATTGACGAATATCATGCACATAAGACAAGTGATGTTTTAGAGGTAATGGAGACTGGCATGGGTTCAAGGTTACAGCCATTACTCCTAATAACAACTACTGCTGGCTTTAATCGTGAATCTCCCTGTTATATGTACAGAAAGGTAATGGTTGACATTTTAGAGAAAAGGAAAATAGATGAGTCTGTTTTTCCGCTCCTATTTTGTTTAGATGAAGGAGATGACTGGCAGAATAAAAATAATTGGACAAAGAGCAATCCTAACCTTGGTGTAACTCCCTACATGGACTACATGGACAATCAATACCAAAAGGCATTGAACGAAGGGGCTGCAAAGCAAATACAATTCATGACTAAGAATCTAAACGTATGGACATCTACATCTTCCGTTTGGATTTCTCAGTCTTACATTGATGCAACCAGGTTATTTATTGATGATGCTACGCTGTATAATAAAAAATGCTTTGCTGGTTTAGACCTTGCCTCCACTCGTGATATTTGCGCACTTGTACTTTGTTTTCCGGTGCAAGAAGGATTATCTAAACCACACATAAAATCTTATTACTTTTGCCCAGAGGACAATGTCAGAGAGCGATCGCTTAGTGATGGTGTTCCATATCTTCAATGGCAGCAAGATGGGCATTTAACTATGACAGATGGTAACGTAACTGATTACGATTTCATAAAGAATAAAGTAATAGAAATAACGGCTAAGTATAAAATAGAGTGCATTTGTTTTGACAGATGGAATGCCTCGCAGCTTGTTATCCAATTAACAAATGATGGCGCAACAATGAAACCATTTGGTCAAGGCTTTATTTCTATGTCTGCTCCAACCAAGGAGGTAGAAAAATTGTTTTTATCTCATGAAATTACTCATGATGGCAATCCAGTGTTAGAATGGATGATGAGCAATGTTATGTTGCGGTTAGATCCTGCTGGCAACATTAAAATAGATAAAGCAAAGAGTACAGAGAAGGTAGATGGAGCGGTAGCGATGGTTATGGCCTACGCACAGATAATGCAAGGAGATAGACCAACAATATACGAGGGCAAGGAAAGGGAAGGAGGATTGTTAATGTTATAAAATGTACCTAATTAAAATAAAAACCTTTTAATTATGGAAAAATTAATGGCAAAGCATGAGTACGCTCAACAGGTTAGACAAATTAATTCAACAAGCGGATATTTTCATAGGTTTTACGAGTTATCCGGAGAATGTCGTACACATCAAGAGGCATGGATAAAATTGGAGGAGGAAAGAGATGAGTTTGGATTGGATGAGAAATATAAGACCTACGAAAGTTTTCGAAAAGCAAAAAGCAATTATATGATGGTGCGCTTTGTTTAAGATGTTACCTAAAGTACATAACTTCATACTATCTTGGTTTATATTTGCCGCATGGGAATAATTAACTCCATGCGGTCTTTTTTTTCTAATACTCGTGCCAGTATTGAAAATCCAAGTACACCAATAAACGGTGATACATTAGGCGCATTATTTCAAAGAGGATCTGCAGCTGGTGTTGCGGTGGATGAATATTCAATTATAGGTCTTCCTGCATTTTACCGTGCTACACAAATACTTGGAGGTGTTGTTGCATCTATTCCTTTTGACATTATAGAAAAATTGGATAATGGTGGCACAAGAATTGCAACCGAACATCCTAACTACAAAATAATAGCAAGAGAGCCATCGGAGTTATATACCTCACACACTTTTTATAAAACAATGGTTTTGCATTACTTGGCTCATGGTGCATTTTACGCAGCCATCAATAGGAATAGCATAACTACAAGAATAAACAGCCTTACTATTTTAAATCCTACCAAAATGGAATTAGGATATAATAGTAGGAATGAATTGATATTTAAAAATAAGGAAAATAACAAGACATATAGAGGTGACAATATCATCTATATACCTAACCTTGCGTGGGATGGTGTTAAGGCTTTGTTAGTGCCAGACGTTCACCGTGACAACTTTGGGTTAGCTTTAGCCAATAGAAATTATGGTGCTAACTTTTACAAAAATGGAGCGCACTTAAACGGTGTTTTAAAACATCCTGGAAGATTAACTAACGAGGCATACGATAGATTAAAAGGTAGCTTTAACCGTGCTTTTGGTGGAAGTCAAAACGCTGGAGGTACTGCCATCTTAGAGGAAGGCATGGACTTTCAGAAAGTAGGTCTTAATCCTGCCGATGCAGCATTTAACGAAACAAAGAAAGCTACTATCTCCGACATTGCTCGTATAACTGGTGTTCCTGGTGTTTTATTAGAAGATATGGAAAAGGCAACATTTGGCAACATGGAGCAACTTAGCCAAATGTTTGTAAACTATACAATAATGCCATTGTGTGAAACAATAGAGGCAGAATTTAATAGGAAGATATTTTTTGAGGCAGAAAAGTACACTTATTGTACACGCTTTAATCTTGATGGATTACTGCGTGGTGATATAGCAGCCAGATCATCTTATTATACTACGATGCGTAATGTATTGGCGATGTCACCTAACGAAATTAGAATTAAGGAAAATATGAATCCTTACACAGGTGGAGATAGTTACGAATTGCCTCTTGCATCTAACATAAAGATAGAACCTACAACCGATGCCGTACAGTAACTATCCACAATCCGCAACTAATGCAGCAAAGAAAGCATTGCAGCATAAAGAAGATAATAACAGCCAGTGTGGTACCAGTGTAGGCTGGACAAGAGCAAGGCAGTTATCAAGCAGAGATGCATTAAGTGATGATGAAGTGATTAGGACATATAGTTTTTTAAGTAGAGCTAAGGTATATGACCAAGGCAAATATTTTGATGAAGATGATAATGAAATATGCGGTTCAATTATGTATGACGCTTGGGGTGGCTCAACCATGTTGCCCTGGGCAGAAAGAACGGCTAATAAAATAATGGACGAAAGGTCAAAAGAAGAAACTATGGAAAAGAGAAGTATAAATTTTGAACTAAGGGCTAAACCGGAAAGCCGTACTATCTTTGGTACTGCCACAGTGTTTAACTCTTCCTATGACATGGGATGGTATGATGAGGAGATGTCATCTGACTCATTAAATGAAGCTGACATGAAAGATGTAGTTGCTTTGTTTAATCATGACATGAACATGGTATTGGCAAGAACAAGCAGTGGCACATTAAAGCTAAATGTCACAGGCAATGCGATGGAGTACGAATTTGAGGCACCAAACACTTCTTTAGGTAATGACCTTTTAGAAATGGTTAAACGTGGTGATGTTTATCAATCATCATTTGCCTTTACAGTAGAAAAAGAAAGTTGGCAAGAAAGGGAAGGTAGTAAACCAAAAAGAATTATACGTTCTATTAAAAAAGTGTACGATGTTTCTCCGGTAACTTATCCTGCTAACCCAGACACAATGGTAGCAAAGAGAAGTTACGATGCTACTAAGCAAATAGATGAAGATTTGCAAAAAGTAATTGATATATCTGTTGAATCAGAAATTAATATACAGAATGAATTACGCAGGAATGCCCTGCACTTACTTAAATTAAAAACAAAATAATGAACTCTAAATTGCTAAGAGAAAAGCGGGCTTCCGATTATGCTATAATGGAAGACTTGCAGAAGAGAGCAGCTGGCGAAGGACGTCTTATGAGTGCCGATGAATTGGCGCAATGGGATGCAGCAGATGCTAACTTTAAAAACTATACAGACCAGATTTCTCGTTTAGAAAGATGGAATGAAATTAACACAGAGGAGAGAGGTGTTAATGCAGTTGAGCAGACAATTAATAATTTGCCAAGAGATGCAAGGGAGATTGTAAAGTCACCAGAGTATCACACAGCATTTATGAAAGCTCTTGCAAAGCGTGACTTGACAAGCAATGAGCAATCAATGCTTAGAGAGATGCGTGGAACTGCAACAATTACTACTGCCGAGACTGGTTTAGCTGGTGGTTATGTTATTCCTTACCAATTCTCTTATGAGTTGGAAAAGACAATGGCTTACTACGGCCCAATGCTACAGGTTAGCCGTATAATCACTACTCCACAGGCAGGTACACTGTACTGGCCAAAAGTAAATGATACTGCTACTGCAGGTTCATGGCACACTGAAGGTGGATCGGTTACTGTACAGGACATGACCTTTACAAGAGAGACTTTCTCAGCTCACGTTTTAAACACACTTGTAAAAGTGTCTGTTGAATGGGCAAATGACGAGTTTGGTCTATTAAACACTGAATTACCAATTATGTTAGGTGAGCGTTTAGGTCGTGGCTTAAACACTGCATTTACAACTGGTGATGGTAGTGGTAAACCAACAGGATTCAGAGACGTAGCACCTTCTGGTGTTGAATCTGCTTCTACCGGTGCATTTACTGCCGCTAACTTGGTTGAGCTTGTTCACTCTGTTGACATTGCTTACCGTAACTCACCATCTGCTGCATTTATGATGCATGACCAGATTTTGAGTGCAGTTAGAAAGTTAAACTTAGACACTAACAACACTACTTTGTTCCAACCATCTCTTCGTGAAGGTACACCAGATAGATTATTGGGTTATAATTTCTTTATAAACAATGATCTTCCATCTGCACAGGCTGCTGATGCAAAGATAATCTTCTTTGGAGATTGGTCTAAGTACATCATTCGCCAGGTAGCTAACAATGTCCTTGTGCCATTGCGTGAAAGGTTTATGGATGAGATGGAGTTAGGCTTCTTAATGTACGCTCGTTTTGATGGTAAATTAATTCAGACAGCGGCAATTAAGCACTTGAAGAATCTGTAATCAATAGGGGATAGTAAAGGGATGGGTAGTAATATCCATCCCTACTTAAAAATATAAAGATGGCTTGGAAAGTAACAACGGCACCTGCTAAAGAAGTTTGGACATTAAATGAAGTTAAGAATTATCTGAAAGTAGATACTTCTGCTGACGATACTTTAATTACTACTTTATTGCAGTCAGCTCGTGAAGTTGCAGAGCGTTATCTTAATCAAGCGTTAATCACAC